GCCGCTGCTGCAGACGCTGCTGCAGACGCTGCCGCTACCGCTGCTGCCGAAGCTGGTGCAGACGCTGATTCAGGTTCTACTTCTGGTGACTCCGCTAGTGCTGGTGATTCCGCTAGTGCTGGTGATTCCGCTAGTGCTGGTGATTCTGGTGGCGACTTCGCCAAGGGCGGTTTTGTCACCCGAAAGAAGTCTAAGAAGAAATAAGCTATAATGAAAATACCAGAGTCTGTGACGGGCAGACTGGTACAAAACAATACCCGTCATTATTGGCTACCTGACTCCCCAGCTTTGCTGGCTACAGCGCAGCCCCAACTTAAGAGGCATCTATGTCTGAAATTGCAACTGAACCTACGTCGCAGAAAACTGTGACTCAACCTTTTGGTAAGCGTAACGCTAACCGTGAACGTATTCAACAGGATGAAGATGAGCTGAAACAGCTACTGAAACAACCTGAAAAGAAAGAAGAGGAAGATGTTGGCGCAACTGCCAACACCGAGGATGACAACAATCTATCTGCCGAAGAGCGGAGTTTCAAGAAGCGATATGGTGATCTGCGTCGTCATTCACAACAACAACAAGCGCAGCTACAAAAACAAATTGACGAGCTTCGCGAACAGCTGACGAAGACTACCACCAATCAAATGCAGTTTCCGACAACCGAGGAAGAACTTTCGGAGTGGACTTCTAAATTCCCTGAAGTAGCCAAGATTGTTGAAACTATTGCGCTGAAGAAAGCGCGTGAACAGACAGCTGAGATTGATAAGCGTCTGCGTGACATTAGTGAACGCGAAGTGCAAACGGCTCGGGAGAAGGCCGAAGTGGAACTACTGAAGATCCATCCAGACTTTCCGAAGATTCGCGACACTGATGACTTCCACGACTGGGCAGAATCGCAGCCGTCATGGGTACAGAAAGCGTTGTATGAAAATGATACAGATGCTCTGTCAGCTGCTCGTGCTATTGATCTGTATAAGATTGATCGAGGCATCACAAAAGCTACGAAGCGTGATAATGACAAAAGTGCTGCTGCGTCTGTATCGACTCGTTCGCAAAGGTCGGTCCCGACTGGCGAGGATACTGAAGGGGTCTTCTACGAATCGCAAGTAGCGAAGATGACCTCGCGTCAGTACGAGGCAAACATGGAAGCTATTCAGAAAGCTATGCAGGCTGGTAAGTTTGTATACGATTTGAGTGGCAGTGCTCGATAAGGTATTGACACGGGCGCAAAAGATCTGATATAACTTTTATAGAGCGAAAAGGGTAGCTCCCCTGACGGTGCCGATTCACCGCCTAGCTCTTTTATCTAATCGGAGATGATGATGGAAGATGTGAAGACGTGTGGTCATTGTGGTCACACGAAACCGATCAGCGAGTTTCATAAGGATAAGACAAAGAAATTCGGTGTAGGTAGTACATGCAAAGAATGTGCTAAAAAGATAAGTAAAGAATACTACTATAAAAACAGTGAGCATATAAAACGTCGAGTCACATGCTATAGTGAGACGTATGTTCCAAGGCATAGTAGAGAAATAGATTCTCGTTTACAAAACCTTCACACGAAGGCGAAATGGAGATCTAAAGAGTTTTCGATTTCTGTTGAAGATCTACATGATCTTTGGAGGAATCAAGAAGGTCGATGTGCTTATACAAAACTGCCGCTGCTTGCAACAGCCAACCAGTTTAATACAGTAAGTCTCGACAGGATCGATAGCAGTAAAGGCTATATAGTTGGCAATGTCCAACTTGTCTGCGCCGCTATCAATAAGATGAAGCAAGAGTATTCAGAAGATATGTTTCTCTTGATGAGTCTGTTAGTAACGCAAAACAATAAACTATCAGAATCACCTGAAAGTTTGTTAGCCCGGTACTTTCCGTTGGGCACTTCGGACAGTAGCGCACCTGACAAAGTCAGCCTCTGTAGTGGTGTGGAGCGTATTTAATTATATGCCATACATTCATCTATAAGGAGATTTAACATGGCTTTTCCTAGCGCACCTAACTGGGGTAACCTCAGTAATGGCAACTTTTCGCCAGTAATTTATAGCAAGCAAGTTCAGTTGGCTTTCCGTAAGTCGTCTGTTGTTGAAGATATAACAAACAATGACTACTTCGGCGAGATTGCCAATATGGGCGATTCCGTCAAGGTGATCAAAGAGCCGGAAGTGAGCGTTCAAGCTTACGCTCGTGGTACCCAGATCACTGCTCAAGACCTCGACGACGAGGACTTCACGCTGGTGGTTGATCAGGCTAACTACTTCGCTTTCAAAATCGACGATATTGAGGCTGCTCATTCGCATGTTAACTTCATGCAGATGGCATCGGACCGTGCTGCCTATCGCCTGCGCGACCAGTACGACCAAGACGTTCTCGGCTATCTGTCGGGCTACAGCCAGTCTGCCAAGCATGCCAACGCTGATACCGTCCGCACCACTGTGCCGGGTACCAAAGCTATTGCTACTGCTGGTTCTGACGAACTGCTGGCTTCGATGAAACTGAGCCGTCCCAGCTTCGGTCAACTGACCACTGCTGGTTCTACCGGTGATTCGATTCCTGTGGCCGCTCGTCTGCCGGGTGCTACCGCTCTGTCGTCTTCGACTGTGTCGCCCCTGCAGATCATCGCCCGTATGGGTCGTCTGCTGGATCAACAGAACGTTGACTCCGCTGGTCGTTGGCTGGTGCTGGACCCCGTCTTCATCGAACTGCTGAAGGACGAAGACAGCCGCCTGCTGAACGCTGACTTTGGCGGTTCTGGTCTGCAGAACGGTCTGGTGCTGAACAACCTGCACGGCTTCCGTGTGTACGTGTCCAACAACCTGCCGAAGGTTGGCACTGGCCCCGGCACCGCTGGTTCGTCTGCTCAGTCTAGCAACTACGGTATCATCGTGGCTGGTCACGATTCGTCTACCGCTACTGCTCAGCAGATCACCAAGACCGAGAGCTACCGCGATCCCGACAGCTTTGCTGACATCGTTCGTGGCATGCACCTGTATGGCCGTAAGATCCTCCGTCCCGAGGCTCTGACCGTTGCTCGTTACAATGTTGCCTAAATGAAGCGGGGAAGTCGCAAGACTTCCCTCTTCAATGTCTTTATAAAGGAAATCTGAAATGGCTACTATCTCTATCGCTGCTGGCGCTACCGCTGGCCGCACCGCTGGTTCGGTGCCGTACCTCGTTGACGCCGTCGTCGACTTCGCCGTTGCTGCTGCCGAAAAAGGCAGCGCTCTGGCTGCTGCTGACGTCATCGAGGCTCTGTCTGTTCCCGCCAACACCTGCATCCTGAACGCTGGTCTGGAAGTTATCACCGCTGCCGGTGGCGAGTCCAATGACACCACGTACGATCTGGGTGTGACTGGTATTGACGCTGACGTGTTCGTTGACGGCTTTGACGGTGACGCTGCTGCTGCTGGTGCTTATGCACAGAACGCTGCTGCTTTCCAGCCTGTCGTGATTGGCGCTACTGCTGACACCATCGACCTGCTCATCGCTACCGCTACCACTGCTCCGACTTCGGGCAAAGTGCGTGTGTGGGCTGTGCTGATGAATGTCGACGGTCGTATCGCTGCTGACGAAGTTGACCGCGACCAACTGGCTTAATAGCTGGTAGAACTATGGGGAGGGTCTTTATCGACTCTCCCCTTTCTTGCTTATAAACTATGTCTACCTATCTCACCTTAACAAATGAATTGCTTCGTAGGATGGGGGAAGTTGTCATGGACACTACCCAATTCGACGGTGCTAGAAACATTCAAGCGCTTGCAAAGACTGCTGTCAATTCATCTGTTAGGGAGTTGATGCATTCTGCGCAGGAATGGCCGTTTGCTCTCATCACTCATACACAAACACTTGCTACCGATGGTACAGGTATTTACGCATTTCCAACTGCAGCATCTAGCGTTGATTGGGAATCGTTCTATCTGAAGAAGTTGTCGACGGCTAACAATGAGCCTCGCCGTCTTCCTATCCTGACCTACACCCAATATCTCGATGAGCGTCGTCCTATGGAGGACATGACTGGTTCTGGTGGATACGGTGTTCCTGAAGCTGTCTATCAGACGCAAGAGGGTAAGTTTGGTGTGACGCCAAAGGCCGATCAACCTTACGAAATCGAATACAAATACTGGACTATTCCGAACGATATGGTTGTTGCAACCGATGAATGTATCGTTCCGTCTCGGTTCGACAATGTCATCCTCGACGGTGCAATGTTCTATACGTTGATGTTCCGCAGCAACGAGCAAGGCGCTTCCATCTATCGAGATAAGTTTGATAACGGCATTCGCACTATGCGTCGTCTGCTTTTGGATGAGCCGTTCACAATGCGTTCGACAATGATTACTCGTCCGCTCATTTCACCGCGAGTGATGTAATGGCAGATCGTATTCAGGGCTTTAAAGTTAGCTGTGTTGGTGGTCTTAACACCAATAAAGACGTTCTCGTCCAAGGCGAGAATGAACCCGGTTCCGCCTATTCTTTAGTCAACTACGAGCCATCAACTACTGGTGGCTATCGTCGCATCAGTGGTTACAGCAATGACTATGGCACTGTTCCCGGTACAGGGAAAGTGTTGGGTGTCATGGTGGCAGAGAACATCAACGACGCCATTTTTGCTTGCCGTGCTCCTTCATCTGGCACCAGTTATTTCTATCGATGGAATGACACTACCGATGATTGGGTTGCTGTAACGACTCCCATCACTGTCACAATGACAGGCGTTAAAAAAGTCAGGTTCGTCAAATACAACTGGGCAGCAGATAAGGTGTTGCTGACGGATGGTGTAAATCCTGCAGCTACCTATAACGGTACTACATACACGCAGATTACACATGCCAATGCTCCGTCTGCACCGAAGTATGCTGCTGCGTTTAAGAACCACATCTTTCTTGCTGGCGATCCGACTGAGCCGTTCAATCTTTATTTCTCTTCGCCACTTGCAGAGACCGACTTCAATCCTGCCAATGGTGCTGGTGTCATTAACGTTGGTTTTGAAATTGTTCAAATCAAATCGTTCCGTGACACGCTCTTCATCTTTGGTAAGAATTCGATCAAGAGTTTGACAGGCACCAACATTGCAGACTTTGTTGTGTCTGAAGTGACAACTAACTTAGGTTGTGTTGTCCCTGATAGCGTCATTGAACTTGCCGGTAGCTTGTTGTTTCTTGGACCAGACGGTTTCCGACCCGTGGCTGGTACAGCAAAGATTGGTGACGTTGAATTGGAAACTGTGTCGAAGCGTATTCAGTTTACTATCAATGCCATCCTGCAAGAAATTGCTGCAGAAGATTTAGACGTTGAACTTATCACCAGTGTTGTGCTGCGTAAGAAATCACAGTTCCGTTTCTTCATTCCGACTGAGGGTTCTTTTGGAGTCTTAGGTGGTCTGCGAGAATTCAATGGTGCTATTGGCTATGAGTTTTCGCAGTTGTTTGGTATACCTGCGACATGTGCTTCTAGTGGTTATGTTGACACCAATGAGATTGTCATTCATGGTGACTCCACTGGGAAGGTGTATAAACAAGAATCTGGTACATCGTTCGACACGCAGCCGATCTTGTCTATTTATCAGACACCATATTACTACTTCCAAGATCCCACAATCAGGAAAAACTTCTACAACATTACCACTTTCCTACGCAGTGAAGGAAGTACCAACATTGTGTTGGCTGTGTCATACGACTTTGAAGATACACAAAACGTCTTCAATCCATCAAACTATGATATAACAACGTCTGGTGCAGCCGCATACTACAACGAAGCTGTATATGATGCCGCTGCTATTTATGACGGCAACCCTTCACCTGTAGAAAAAACAAACATTGAAGGCTCTGGGTTCTCGATTGGTTTCCGATATGTTACCAACGATACAAATGCGAGCCATACTATTCAAGGTATAGTGCTGAACTATGCCATGAATGATAGGAGATAATCTTGGCTGGATATGTAAGACAATCCGCTGCAGACATCGTACCAACCGCTGTTGTACGAGCAGCACCAATCAATAACGAACTCAATGCTCTGCGTGACGCTTTTGCTGTAGCTGGTGGTCACAAACACGACGGTACAGCTTCAGAAGGTCACCTGATTCCGTTGATCTCTGATCCTAACGGCTACAACAAAGTCGTTGTCGACAGTGTCAATAACCGAATCAGTTTCTTCGTAAACGTCAGCAGCGCTGCCGTTGAACAACTTCGTCTCTCTTCTGGTGCTTTGCTGCCTGTCACAGATAATGCTGTAGATCTTGGTAGCTCTACTCAGGAATTCAAAGATCTGTGGATTGATGGTACAGCCAATATCGACAGCCTTGTTGCTGATACTGCTGACATCAACGGTGGCACTATTGATGCTGCTGTCATTGGTGGATCTACACCTGCAGCCGCTACTGTTACTAACCTGACGGTCAATAACGCAGCAACAATTGCATCTGCTGATATTAACGCCGGTACCATTGACGGTACTGTGATTGGTAATAGCGTTGCTCAAGCCATTACTGGTACCACCGTTACAGCCACTGTTGGTTTTGTTGGTGGTCTTACTGGTAATGTTACAGGTAACGTCACTGGTAATGTCACAGGCGATGTCACTGGTAACTTGACTGGTAACGTCACTGGTAATGTTACAGGTAACGTGACAGCTTCCAGCGGAACATCGACATTCAACAACGTCACAATCAACGGTACTCTCGATATGTCGAGCGGTACTGCTGGGACAATCACTGGGTTGTCTACTCCGTCTAATCCAAGCGACGCAGCTACGAAGGGTTATGTCGACGCCGCAGATGCGTTGAAGCTTAACTTGTCCGGTGGCACCATGAGCGGTGCTATCGCTATGGGCAACAACAAGATCACCGGTCTCGGTACTCCGACGAACGATGCTGATGCTGCCACTAAGCTGTACGTTGACAATGCTGTGCAGGGCTTGGATGCTAAAGCGTCTGCTCGTGTAGCTACCACTGCTAACATCAGCCTTTCCGGTACTCAAACTATTGACGGTGTGTCTGTCATTGTTGGTGATCGAGTGCTGGTTAAAGATCAATCGACTGCTTCAGAGAACGGCATCTATGTTGTAGCTGCCAGCAGCTGGACACGTGCAAGTGATGCTAATACTTGGGATGAGTTGGTTGGTGCTTTCATCTTTGTTGAACAAGGTACCGCGAACGCTGACAACGGCTTCGTCTGCACTGTCAACACTGGCGGTACTCTCGGTAGCACTGCTGTAACTTTTGTTCAGTTCTCTGGCGCTGGTCAGATTACAGCCGGTACAGGCCTGACTAAAACCGGCAACACCATCAACGTTAACACTGCTTCTTCTGCACGTATTGTTGTTGGTGCAGACGAGATTGATCTTGCTACCACAGGCGTTGTTGCCGGTACATATCGGTCCGTCACTGTTGACCAATGGGGTCGTGCTACAGGTGGTACCAATCCTACGACGATCAGTGGTTACGGCATTACCGATGCCTACACCAAGACTGAAGTAGACACGGCACTGTCTGGTAAGCTGAGCCTTACCGGTGGCACTATGACGGGTAATATCGTCATGGGTGCCAACAAGGTGACGTCTACAGCAACACCGACAACCGATGACGATCTGACTCGTAAAGGGTATGTCGACACCATCTTGGGTTCGGCTACGTCTGCTGCTGCTTCTGCTGCAGCTGCTGCCGTTTCTGAAAGTAATGCTGCTGGTAGCGCAAGTGCTGCCTCTGCTTCTGCTTCGTCTGCTGCGTCAAGCGCTTCAACCGCTACGTCTGCTGCTAATGCAGCAGCAGCAAGCTATGACAGCTTTGATGACCGATATCTTGGTGCCAAAAGTTCGCCGCCTTCTGTCGACAATGACGGCAATGCTCTGATTACAGGCGCTTTGTATTTCGACACCAATGCTAATGAAATGCGGGTGTGGACTGGTAGCTCGTGGAAAGCCACTGGTTCAGCGGTCAACGGTACAAGTCAACGTGCAACATACACCGCAACTGGTGGTCAAACAACTTTCGCAATAGTTTACGATGTTGGATTTGTAGATGTCTATCTCAACGGTTTGAAACTGTTGGCAGGTACTGACTTTACTGCTACTAGTGGTGTAGACATCGTACTGCAAACTGGAGCCACTTCTGGTGACATCGTTGACATTGTTGCGTATGGCGCATTTAACGTTGCCAATACTTATACGCAAGCTCAAACTGATTCGTTGCTTGCCACCAAGCTTTCACTAAGTGGCGGTACAATGACCGGTGACATTACTTTTTCCGGCACACAAACTTTTCCCGGTACAATAACCACAGGTAAAGTAATTGCACTGTCGATCTTATTCGGCTGATTTAAGGAGCAATCATGGCAGCCCCCAACATTGTTAACACTTCTACTATTGTCGGCAAAACCAATGTCGTCGATCTGACCACCACCAACGCGACCTCGGTCGTCAGCAACGCCGCGTCCTCCGGCAAGGTGCTCAAGATCAACACGCTGGTCGTCTCCAACGTGGACGGCAACTCGCCGTATGACATCACGATCAACCTGTACAGCCAAGCCGCTGCTGGCGGCACGGCCACGCAGATCGCTTCGACCATCTCAGTGCCGGCAGACGC